TTACCAATATTAAAAACGCATATCATCGACTTTATTTACAGGATTAAGTCAAAATAATTGACTTTTTTGTATTTTTTAGATATTTATAGTAAAGAATAATAACATTTTTTAATTTAATTCATAAAATAGAATGGCAACAATTAAATTGACAATCACAAAGGTAAGGAACATCAGAAACTTATATCGTACTGGTAATTTTAATCATCAACAACTTGCTGACAAGTTCAAAGTCAGTAGGGGACATATAACAAAAGTTATCAACAATAAAAGATGGGATAGTACAAAGTATCCACAAATATAGTTATGGGTAAGAAATCAAAGGAACACAGAGCAAAGGTTCAAAAACGAAACAATAAAATAAAACAAGACGACAAGGCAATATCACATCTACAAAAACAGATATATGAGGAAGCTAAAGCTCGTTATGAAGCAGAGCAATCTGGTAAAACAAACAATACATTATGGAACATTTCATAGGAGATGAGGACATTCCTCAACAAGAACCACAAAAACCTTTAGGGAGACCAAAGGGTAGTCATAAGAAGAGAATGACAAAGGTGGAACAACAATCATTTATCAACGACTCAATTAGAATCATCTTAGACCAACATATGTCGTATACTGACTATGTGTCATTCTGTAAGGAAAAGGATTTATCAGCACCCCAAGCAAATGAATACTGGTTAAAGGTTTGGTCTCTAATAAAAAAGAAATTTGAATTGGAGAAAGACAAACTGATTCTAAAACACTTACAGAAGTATTGGGACATATACGACCAAGCAAGAAACGTAGGTGATTTGGGGAATGCAAGACAAGTCCTCAACGACATAGTAAAACTACAGGGACTGGCAGAACCTGAGAAGGTACACGTAACGGGAACAACAATAAAACTAAACTTTGGAGAACCAAATGATTAACCAAATCTATAATGAGAATTGTTTGGATACTATGTCCCGTATGGAGAACGATAGTATTGACTTGGTATTAACCTCACCACCTTACGACAATATGAGGCAGTATGGTGGGGATAAGACCTATCACCAACGATTAAACCAAACAGGGTTCTCATTTCAGTTTGAGGAAATATCACAGGAGTTAGTTAGAGTTATAAAACCAGGTGGGGTAATAATGTGGAATATCCAAGACCAAATCATTAAAGGGTCAAAGACGGGTAATTCTATGAGACAAGCATTATACTTTATGGAACTTGGATTGAACCTACACGACCATTTGATTTGGGAAAAGACAGGAACACCATTCCCATCACCATATCGTTATAGAAATGTGTGGGAGAATATGTTTATCTTCAGTAAAGGAAAACCAAAGACCTTTAATCCCATACTTAAAAAGAACAAGACAGGTGGTCGTGTTTGGAATAACAGGAGACAACGAAATCACGAGGGGATATTGGAAGATACCAATAAGAGTATCACAATAAAAGAATATGGTATGGAGGATAATGTATGGTTGATAGCAAATGGATATTCCAACGCAAAACAATTTAGAGGGTTAGAAGCACACCCCGCAATATTCCCTGATGAAATGGCAAGACGACATATTGTGAGTTGGACTAATGAAGGGGATACTGTGTATGACCCATTTCTTGGTTCGGCAACCAGTACAAGAATAGCCAAAGAATTAAATAGAGTATGGATTGGAAGTGAATTACACACACCATACTTTGAGGTTTGTAATAAAATAATGAATAATATATGATAGAACAACATTTATACAACGGAGATAGTGCAGAGGTACTACAAGGATTAAAAGATAACAGCGTGGATTTATTAGCCACAGACCCACCATACGGAATTGAGTTTATGGGTAAGAGTTGGGATAAGGTATTACCTCCAAAAGAGATTTGGGAAGAGTGTTATAGGGTATTAAAACCTGGTTCATTTATTGCGGTGATGAGTAGTCCCCGTAGTGATGTATTGTATAGGATGATTAAGGACTTGGAAGATGCGGGGTTTGATATGTCGTTCAGTCCAATTATGTGGACTTATCATACGGGGTTTCCAAAAGCGTCAGATACAAGTAAGATGATTGATAAAAGGGGTGGAGACAAATATGTTGATGCTCTTAAACTTGGTGAATATATTAAACAAGTTAGAACTGAAAAAGGTATTGGTATTACCAAGATAGACAAAGATTTATTTGATGGTTCAACAAGGTATAGTTGGTTTGAAGGAAGACCCGCAGGATTAAATGTTCCAACATCAGAAGATTATGGTAAAATAAAAGAATATCTTGGATTGGATAATAGATTTGATTTTATGTTTGATTTAGATAAAACAAATATTGTAGATGAAATACCTATGACTTTTGGTATTGGTTCATCACAAGAAAGACATGGGGATACAAAAAAGATTACAGAACCATCAACAGACTTGGCCAAAAAGTATGAAGGTAGTAAATTAGGCTTCCAACCAAAACCAGCGGTGGAACATATCATTATTGGTATGAAACCACACGGGTCAAAAAGTTATATTGATAATGTATTAAACTTTGAGGCATTACCTGATAATATCAAAATGACTTATCCATTTATTCAAGTTCCAAAACCAGCAAAGAAGGAAAAGGACTTTGGTTTAACTGGTGAAGAAAAGAGTACAAGAAGATGGAGAGATGATAAAGGTATGAAACTAACAGGTAGTGGAAACCCAAGAATAGAAACAGGTAAGAATATACACCCAACAACCAAACCTGTTAAGTTGATGTCCTACATCATCACCTTATTCACAAGGGAAGGGGATTGGGTTATTGACCCCTTCCTCGGCAGCGGAACGACTGGTATAGCATCAAAACTTATCAACAGAAACTTTATCGGAGTGGAAAGAGAAAAAGAATACTTTGATATATGTGAGGAAAGATTATCTGTTTCAAGGGAATCATTAGTTAAGTTCTTTAAGGAAACAAAAGACACACAGATAAAGTTGGACTTATGAGATACTCAAAAGGTATAATGTGGTTGGATGATTGTAGAATACCATTTGTTGATGAGGATTGGAATAGTGCAATGGATAAACGAAAGTCATTTGTAAAAACAGGTAATGGTTATCAAAATCAATATGTTGGTGGTTCATTAGAAAATCCAATAGATACATTAAAGAGTATAAACCAACAAGGTAGATTCACACCAAATCTACTGGTATGTGATGATATGTTAAATGATGGTGTTATAACAAAACAAAGTAAAAGAACCTATAAACCAACAGAAAATATGGGTTCTTTATTTGGTAATAGTCCCCAAGCACACGGAGTAGGAATTGGTGATAGTGGTTCATCAAGTAGATACTACGACCTTGATAAATGGTTTGATAAGGTTATAGATGAAATACAGTAAAGGCATCTGTTGGATTAGAGATTGTAGGATACCATTTGTTGATGAGGTTGTAGGTGGGGGTAAAAAGGCAACAACTATCTTTGGTGGTGATGCTGGTTATAATCACGATGGTTTTACAACAAATGAAACTGGTGGTAGATTTACACCAAACTTACTGGTATGTGATGATATGTTAAATGATGGAATAAAACCAAACAAGGGTCATAGGAGTAAATCAAAGGTTACTGGTTATGGTGAGTTTGGTGGGGGTAAAAGTGAGTATCACGGAATAGGTGAATATATGGAAGTTGATAGTAAATCAAGATACTACGACCTTGATATGTGGTTTGATAAGATTATAGATAGTTTATGAATAAGAACATAACCGTTCAAGGGTTCAACCCCACCAAAAAACAACAGGAGATTATCAATGCCTGTACTGATGAGACAACCAAGTATATTGTAGGGTGTTTCGGTCGTCAGGCAGGTAAGTCATTCACAGCTCAGAATCTATTACTCAAATGGGCCTTAGAAGATAATGGTTCAGTAGGTATGTGGGTATCACCAGTATATTCACAATCCAAAAAGGTATTCCAAGAACTGACAGATACAATCGCAGGAACAGGTTTAACAAAATCTGTCAATAAGTCAGAACTAACTATCATATTCATAAATGGTTCAGTTATCTATTTTAGAAGTGGTGAGAGAGAAGATACCCTACGTGGTTATACCTTGAACTACCTTATCGTAGATGAAGCGGCATACATCAAGAATGATGTGTGGAATACTGTATTAAGACCAACCGTATTGGTAAAGGGTAAGAAGATATTATTCATCTCAACACCAAAGGGAAGGAACTGGTTCTACGATGTGGCAATGAGGGGTAGTAGTGATGAGTATCCAACATACAAGACATTCTACGCAACATCATTCGACACCCCATTCATTACAGCAGAAGAATTGGAGGAAGCCAAGTTATCATTACCAGAATCAATCTACAAACAGGAGATAATGGCAGAGTTCATAGATGATGGTGGTGAGGTATTCTCATCTGTCAATACGTGTTCGGTATTAACAAGTTATCCACCATTTGTGAATGGGGAGAAGTATTATGCTGGTCTTGACTTTGGTAGACAGAATGACTACACGGTATTGACGATACTAAACTCAAAAGGTGAGGTGGTTGATTTTTATCGTGAGAGACAAAAGTCGTGGGATGTAATCATATCAGAGGTGGTACAGAAATTAAGGTTATGGAAACCTATGACTTATGCTGAGGTCAATTCAATTGGAGATGTATTGTTCGAGACCATCAAGAAACAATATGCAGGGGTTCAACCATTCGTTACCAATAGTGATACCAAACAGAATATGATTGAGGATTTGATTATGGGGATGAATGAGAGCAAACTCCTATTACCCACCAAAGAGTTAAACGAACACCTCTACCGAGAGTTAAGTTCATTTTCATATGAATACTCACCCCGAACAAGAAGAGTTAAATACGGAGCTCCTAATGGGTTCCACGATGATACAGTAATCAGTTTGGCATTAGCATTCCAAACCTATAAAAAGAAAGCAACATACGGAACATACGTTATCCGATGATGTGTATAAAAAAAACAAAAAAGATATTTTAGATTAGTATGGAAAAACAATACGTTAAGTACAAAGGTAAGAGTTATGTAATCAACGAACCAACAATTGAAGATTGGTCGAGGATTATGATACTACAAGAATGGAGTGATGAAAGAGAATTTGCCACAATACTACTATCACAGATTACAGGACTTACAAATGAGGAGATTGAGAACGCTGACTACCAAGAGGTATTAAACGCAGCACAGACAATCTCAGAGTATTTCCTAAAAGAGAGTAGTGAGTTCAAGAATGAGTTTGAGTTTAATGGAACCAAATACAGATTTTTAGATTTAACCAATTTAACCTTTGGTGAGTTTATTGATATTGATGGGTTCTTAACCAAACCAATTGTTGAGAAGAAGAAAGAAATGAATTTACTAATGTCGATGTTATATCGTGAGGTAGATGATAACAATAAGACATTACCATACGATTCGGGTAAGGTTCAACTCAGGGGTGAAGAATTTAAGAAACTACCAGTCAAATACGTGCATGGAGCTAGTAGTTTTTTTTTGCGTTCAGAAAAACTATTACGAGGAAGTATGACGGG